ATCAACGAAAGTTAATTATGATTATGATGGTAGATTAGTGGCTATGGATACTTTGGAAAAGAAAAGTTTCATTCCATCTAAAACAGGAATAGAACCTTCTGTTTTTCAAGGAGACGGAGTTAAAGATGCGATAAAACCAATAACAGTCGCTCCTGCTTTATTAAGACCAACTTACGTCGAGGAATTGGAAAAAGTAGTTTATCCTTTAAAACAAGCAATGGAAAAACTGCCCTCACCACCAATAAGAATGTTTCCACAGTATGTTAACGATTTAATGGCACATTATCCACAAATTGCATTTGAGGGATTCTTGCCACGAACAAGAAAGAAATTTAAGATTTGGACGATAATGGAAGCATTGGCTGTGTTAGATACAAGTACCTCAGTTGGTGTGGATATGAAATCGTTCGGTATAACCGATAGAAAACAGTTGTGGAATGTTGAAATTGGTTGGGTAAACCCAATACTAATGACGGCTATCAAAGAATTGTTAATAGCAATGGATGCAGGTTTCGTGATTAAGAATGTAGTGGAAGGATGTTTGAAAGATGAGACAAGAGATCTAGAAAGAGTTAAGAATGGTAAAACTCGTCTTTTTTGCGTTGGTAGTCTAGCCCATTTGGTTGTCACCGTTATGGTCATGGGAGATATAGTAACATATCTTAAGCAACATAGAGCAGAAACCGACGTGTGTATTGGAGTTAATCCTCATGGTAGAGAATGGTGGACATACGCAGCAAAATTACACCATTTTGAACTTTTTGGAGGAGGAGATTTTTCAGGATATGATACCTCGATTGTTCATCAATTTGGATATGGTCTGTACCTGTGCATGAAATGGTATACAGGTTGGTCAAATCCAAAAGATTTATGGTATTTGTATAACGTGTGTGTTTCCAGTTTGGCTCCTTTATTAATTATAGGAGATCAATTATTTTGGTTAGATTGGATGAATAGTTCAGGTGGTTGGCTGACTGGTTTTTTAAATTCGTTTGTGAATGTGGTGATTTTTAACACTTTTGTGTGGAAAGTATTGCATTTGCGAAAGGAAGAAAAACCGAGAAATGAAGTAATGAGATGTCTTTTTTATGGAGATGATAATTTGTGGTCAGTTGATCGAAAATATAAGAATGAAATTAATATGAAAACTTTATCTGAACACATATGGAATAGTTTTGGAATGAAATACACAACGCCTGCTAAGGATGAAATAACCGATGAATTTTTAGAATTTGAAGACTTGGAGTTCTTATGCAGGAAATTTGTTCGTGTGGATAATGGCTTATATAAAGCGCCGTTATCCGAGGATTCTATAAATGGAATGTTGTTGTGGATTAAAAAATCTAAGTTAGCTAGTCCGCGACAACAGTTGTCCATTAATGTTGAACAAGCTATGATGGAGTTTTTTCATTATGGGAAAGAAAGATTTGAAAAAG